TTTAACTGCTTCAAGTAGAACATCTCTCATTTCTTCTTGAATAGCTTTTTTTACTTCTTCTCTGATGATTTTTCTAAATGCATCTAATTTCATACATATAAATATTTAATATTAAAACTTATTTTAATCTGGGGTTACTGGGCCGTCGATTGTATCATTAGGATTATATCCTATTTGGGTTACTATATCTGTTACTTCTTGGTCTGTAGGTGAATCATTGCCTTGATCGCTTGTTCCTGTTTGACCTTGTTTATCAATATAAAATTGTCCTTCTTTAATTAAAACTTGATCATTAGTAGCATAGGTACCTCTGCCTTCATATTGAATAACACCTCTTTGATCAGCTACTATTACTCTTCTCCTTAATAAAGAAATACCTTCATCAGTTACTTCTTCTTTAATTATATCAATTGAGTATCCATTATATACTGAAGGTAATAGAGCGTTTCCATATTGGGCTGTAGGGAATAATTCATCTAATATAGCTAAACTATTATTTAATGAATCTATACCTCCTTGTACAGCATCTAATAAACCTGCATCACCCGAAGTATAACTACAATCTCTTAAATTTTTATATAAAATATTAAGACCAGTTAATATTCTAAGAATTTCTTTTCTAATTCTACCTACCTCTAATAATACTACTCCTGATAAGAAACCTGATATAGTATCAATCATTTTTTCTAGATCATTAATAAAGATAGTAGCTGCAGAAAGGGTATCTGCTTGAGTATTAGTAGAAGCATTAGTTTGTGAAATTACAGGTGATCCTCCTCCACCTACTGCTATAGGTGTATTTAAACGTTTTAAAACTTTTTTTATAAATTTATAAACTTTAATTAATACATTAATAATTCTTAAAATACTATTTATAAGTTTAACTATTCTTTGAATTTGAGCAATTGCTCTATCAACTGTTTGAACTTGTCTAACTAAAAATCCAACACTTTCTTTAAATCTTTGTGGTTGGATAATACCTGCTAACTTTTTATTTAATTCTTCGGCATTACGAGATATAATATTATTTGCAATATTAATTGGACTCATAAATGGAGTTAATTTTCTTGCAAATGATTTTAATAAAGTAACTTTAGTTATAATTAATTGAGTAGGGTCTGCTGCGGCCCCAATTGTATCACTAGTTGCTACTAATGCTAAATTTATCTGTTGGATAGTTTTTACTATACCTCCTCCACCAGGAATTATATCAACTAAATCATCAGGTGGTACTATATCTTCTAAAGCTAATCTAATTTCTTCAAGAGCTGATTGGTAAGATAATAATCTTGCTCTATACTGTTCATCGGTTTCACCTGGTAATTTGCCAGGAGTTAGTTTATTTTCAATATTATTTATAAATTTGGTAATACTAGTTCCAAATTTCAATAGTTTACCTTCTAAAAGACCACCCGGGGGCATAGCTTTAGTTAAAATATAACCTAAAGGATTACAAAAATCAATAGAATTTATTTCCCTTAGCACAGTATTGATTTTGAACAAAACATCTAATATCTGTTCAGTACCATCATTTATCCTTTCAGGTGCTATTTCGGTTAATATTCTAGATAATCCAGCAGGTATTCTCATTATAATGTATAAGTTTTATCAGATTTAATACCTTTAATTTGTGTTCTAAGTCTTGTAACGGATTTTATTAAACTTCTTCCTGCTGTTCTTACTACAGGAATACCTACCCCATTACTATCTTTAGCTTTAGAAAGTTTTTGACCTAAATTATTTAAATCATCTAACATATCTATTAATAAATTTTCTAAATTATCTCCTTTAATAGCAGGTTGAGGTTTAGCTGTATCGGTTTCTAATCCTAAATAAATTTTTTTAGCATTAACTACCATATCACCATCAGCATCAAAATTAATAGTACCTGCAGATGAAAAACCTATAGCTTGTTTAGCAAATAAAAATACAGAATCATCCTTAGAGTTAAGAGTAACTCTTCCAGAATTAATTATTATTTGGTCTCCTAAATAAGGAAAATCAGGTGTATATGCCATAATTACTGTGTAAATGGATCACTTATTAAATTTATTTTATTATAATTAGTATCCATATAATCTAATTTCATAACATAAGTTCCACTAGCCCCACCCATTAATGTTACTTGTATGGTTTGATTAGTATCTATCCCTCCATACCCTTGATATTGTAAGGGACGATCTAATTCAGTTGGGTATACAAATTCAGCTATACCAATACCTCTAGGGTTAAATTCAGTTACAGTTTCTACTTTTATAACAATATATTTACCATTACTTTTTAAAATATTATAATAATTAGTATTATCACCTACCATTGTAGCTGAATCAGCATCTAATATTTTTAAGGAGGCAATTGGAATTTGTTGGGTTGTACTTCCTGTTGGTTCAGGTGCACTAGCAGTTACAGCTAAACTAGCTGTAGGTATAGGTGCTATAGGAGTTACTGAAGAAGTAGCTGCTAAAGATGATGTAATTAGAGATGATGTTACAGGTGCTATCTGAGTAATAGATTCTGTTACGTAGAATAATGGTTCAGGTTGTTTTAAATTATCTGCTTCTTTAGGTGACTGGTCAGGAGTAGTAAATCTTGGGTCTGGGATTTGAAGTGAACTATTAAATCCTGCTCCTAATGTTACATTAAATGATTTTAAATTTTTAGAAGCGTATTCTAAAGGTATGTCTTGCCCTGCACATAAATAAATTGATGATCCATCATTTGATGGATCTTCATACACTGGAACCCATGGATCAGGATTGATATCTAAATTAGATTGGCGATTTCTTATTATAGTAATAGGTGAACCAGCATCACCTTGAGTACTCCAAGGGTTATTTATGGTTTTTTGTTTAGTAGTAGATGAAAAACGGATTGAATTACCCCATCTTCCCTCTAATAATACATCACCTTCTTCAGGTAATAAACTGCGAATATCTCCTTTTTCAACAAATGTTTGACCAAAATTCAAATCTCCACCTCCATACGATGCTATATCGGGAAAAGCGTTATGTTGAACACTATTCCATAATCCTACTGTGGTTAAATAATAAAAAGTTTTAGCTTGTGGATCATCATTTAACCCATATGAAGGAGCATTTATTATCATTACTAATTCCTCTAAAATAGGATATTTAGAAATGTTATTAAATAAAGGTTTAGCTATTAAATTAGAAGGATTATCTTCATCTACTACAGTTCCTACAGGAGTAAATTTAACAGAACCTAATCCTGCCCATCCTCCTCCATCATTAAAAAAATTCTTTGTCTTAGTTTGCGGAGATAATAAGATATCATTAACACGAGCAAAGAAAAATAGACTTTTACCTCCATTTCCTTTACCCGATGATATGTTAGATATACTCTGCTGTAAACTAGGATATAAATTACTCATTTATATTTAACTTTCTAACGGGAACTTCGTCTTCAGATTTATTACTTAATTGTTGAATTGATTCAAATAACATTTCTTTTTCAGCATCTGAAATTAACATATTATCTTCACCTGCTGAGGAATTCATAGCTCGTTGTACTATACCAGCCATTTTAATTAGAAGATCATCATTTTTAACTGATACGTCTAAATAATCTTTAATAAGAGGAACTATAATAACAGCATCACCTGCTGAGTTGATAAATGGTTTTAAACCTTCTATTAATCCTCTAATTTCTTTTTCTTTATTTGAAGAATTGGTATGTATCTCTTTAAGTAGATCGGCAAATGTTTTCTTACCAAAAAGAGTTATGCTATTAAAATCCATAATATGTTTTTATTATAAATATAAATTTTATAAATCTTTCTTAATAGTTCAAACTAACAAACCCATAATCTAAATATTGGTTATGTAATCGTCTATATACCTTTTCAAGTTTTTTCATCACCTTAGTTATTTGAGGTGTATCTTGATCAGTTTGTTCTCTAATATAGATGTAAATTCCTTTTTTATTAAAAATATCTAGGTTTTCTCTATGTTTAAATAATTGCATAACAGCATCAGCTGTTTTAGCATCTTCATGTTCAGGGAAAACTTTAAATAAATATAAATCCATATAATGAATAAATTTATCCATAAAGTAATTTTCACCCATTAATGGATCATCTAAACTTTCAGAACTATTTACTATATTTAAAACAATAGTTTTATCTTCATCTATGGCTTCTACTTCGGCTTTACCTTTTAATTTCTCATAATTTTTATTATTATAAAGAATTAAATAACGTTTAGCAATCGTGCCAAAGTACGAGAAAGCTTTACCCTTCGATTGATTGTATAAATGGAGTTTTTCTAGCAAGAAAGCCGTTACTTCATGTTGAAGTTCGGCTATTGTCTCTACCTCGGTATAATAAAATTTAAACGTATGAATAATGTTTTCTGTTAATTTATGAAAAGCATATTTAATACGTTCATTATAAATCTTATTTCGAATATGTGGGTCAGTTGCTGCTAAATACTCTATAATGGCATCCTCAGTATCCTGAGTGAAGTACATTTTTTTAGTTTTAGGTTTTCTCTTCCTAACTGTTCCTTTTTTAGTATACTGTACTTCTGTTTCCTCTTGAGGGACATGAAGAATTTTAATTTCGGAATTTAATACCTCCATATTATTTAATAAATTTGATATAATCCGAAAGGGCTTCTTGGATCGTTTTTAAATTAGTAAAGAAAAAACCTACTTCATCATCTGATTGAAATAATTGTTTATTATCAATTTCTCTAATTTTCATTTCTGAAGTTTTAACTAAATCATAAAATTCAAGGATATATTTTTCTTGAACAGCGATTTGTGTTTCTAGTTTTTCTGTTTTCTTAAGTAAGTTCCAAATAACGTATCCGATAACTGCTAAGAAAATTACTCCAATGTTAATTAATATTAATGTCATATTATATGTTGTTTAATAGATTTGCAAACGGTGCGTCTGGGTTAGATAATTTAGGTGTTTTAACTGAGAATTTATTAGGAGCTTTAATTTCCACTTTCTTATCTTGCTTAAATTTGGGTAGCCATTCTTTCTCAAATTCAATACGAGCAGCCATCATATCAGCCTGGTGTAATATTAACGGTAAGGCAGTACGTGGTTTCTGCTCGGGCATGTAAGTCATAAGATATTTTTTATTTCCTTCATCATATAAACCATCATGTGTCTGAATAGCAACCATTTCATTAAATGAATACTGGATACCATGAGACATCAATAAAAATAATGAACGATCGGGAACAGATGCAAATGCTAATTTAGTATTAAACATATAATCTTCTCCTAATTTATCTTTTCTCCATTGATCAGTCTGGGGGATATATGCTTCATGTTGATCGTCTCCCATTTTACCTAAATCATGATTTAAAGCAGAAAATACTAATTCCTCTTTAGTATAAGTAGAAACATCGGCTCCCATTTCTTCCCAGACATTATGTAATTTAAGAGCACAATCAATAACACGTAAAACGTGATCAACGTATCCTCCAGGGAAAGCATTATGATATTCCTTCTTATGTGCCGCAGGCATCATAATGATACGTTCTTGGTATTTATGATAAAAATCTAATAATTGAGAACGTCGAGGTTCCTCAATAAAGGTTTTAATAGTTTCTTCTAAATCGATCCAATTATTTTGGATTTCTTGAGCATTTAATTGCATAACTTTTATTTGTTAAATGTGTTAAAAATTTCATCTACTAGTCCATAGATGCTGTTATATACTTTTATATTGGGAGAAGGTAATAAAAAAGACTCGGGGAGCCAAACATAGTTATAAGGTTCCTTCAATACCACCATAGGATATGAATCACACTTATATAATTGTTCTATCTTATCTCCTAAATATGGATTAGAAGAAACATCAATGTCGGTATAAGGTATATTTAAGGTATCTAATCCTTCTTTTAATTGTTTACAATGTTCACATCCCCTTAACGTAAACATTAACATTTCCCATTTTCTCATCTTTCTATCTTATCTACTTTTTTCCTTTTCCCGTACCCTAATTATACGGAATAAATTTCTAATCTCCAAATCTTTTATATGACGCTTTTATAACTCTTTAGATGTCGATATAAATATATAAAATCAAACTATTCCTCAATTTCCTCTTGCGGATCATATACCTTATCGAAACCCGATAGTTTATAATTTACATCCATGATTCTACCGTAAATTTTTGGAGATAATAAATGTTTATACTCACCAAAATTCTCTTCTAAATCTAGAAGTAAGTTAGAGACTTCATCTCTATCAAAATCTTCTCCTGAATCCATAATTCTTTCAATCATATCTAAAGATTGAGAAATTATAGGTTCTAATAGGGGAATTAACTGTTTGTCAAAATCAATTTCTTCTTTCATAATCTTTCCATTCTTTAATAAAATAATAAACTACTATTGGGTGTAATAACGTTGTAAAAATAAATTCCTTAAGGGTAAAACTCATCTTCTCCTCAGAGGTAAAAGACAAATAACTAATAAACGCAGAGACTACTAGGCCTACCCCTAAATACGCCCTACCAACAATCCATATATACCATAAAATCTCATTAATCATAACGAATCCCATCAGAAGTTTTAAACATTTCACCAAAATTTTCAATCGTTTGAATAGCTTCCTCCAGAGAAATTTGAAAAAATTCCCTAGAAGATCCTTGAAAGGAACTCATTCGTACCCCTTCCAAATGATGATGTATTATATTTTCCAAAGCGTATCCATCAGAGACAGGTAAAGCCCAACGTAATTGCCATTCAGAGACGGTACCCGCACCATTAATTTGTTTAACCCTAGAAATTGGCGAAACAGCCTTACCTATCTTACACACTTCAGGATATGCTTCATTTGTTAAAACATACACGTACTGTCCCTTAGTTGTAGAGTGGTGGAATTTAAGGGCTGACTCTGCACTTTTCCCATACATATATGTCCACACCAATTGTGGAGGATCTTGATCTAGC